CCGGTATGTCTAGTGCTTCGGCAATGTTTTTAACACCAACACAGCCACAATCCATACACTGATAAGCCTTAAATCCATCAGGCGTATCTAACTGCTCCAACCATAGGAACTCGGTCTTACGCTTGCAGCCATTACATTTGAACTGTGGGTGCATTATGGTAATATCCTTATTGCCTGCATTGGCATTGTGTGCAAATCAAGTAATTACCACTATGTATTAACCTGTCATCATTACAAGCTATACATAAGTCACTTGAAGGTATGTACTTTACCTGGTCGTTCTCTATTCGCTCCAGGTAAGGTCCACCTCTTAATATTTCGACATATCCCATTACTCACCCCCTTTACCTGACTCAGAATCATCTGGCCAATACCAAGTGCCTGCAGCTGTGAGTTTTGCCCACTTAGCATCACACTGATCTTCTTTAGGTGCACTACATACATAACCTGCGTATGGCTTCTTAGTAGCTTTGGCAACGCCTTCCTTCTTGATCATATCGCCGTGCCTACAAGTAAAACCAACAGCAACCACTTCACCGATTTGAGCAATGCTTTCACCAACAGACCACATAACAGGTACAGAGCCATCGCTATTATCTTTAGATTGTGAGTCCACAAGATGTAACGCCATCTCCATCGCAGCTGATTTAGATCCTGGTGTACCGTACTTAGGTTTGAAAGATGCAACTTTGGTCATCTCTTCTCTTGATGCACGTTTGCCTTTAGCTGCATAACCCGCATTTGCAAGCGCTCTGCCGATCGCTGAAGTCTCGCAGTTCTCCAGTGCAGAAGTTGAATTAACACCGCGATCAGAAACGCTCTCACTAGCAAGGCCGGTCGCGCACGGTTGTGCATCGGCTTCCGTCTTAAATAATTCAGCACTAACAATGTATCTAGTGTCTGTGGCCTGTTCAAGTTTTGTTGCCAATCTTCCATCAGGATAATCCTTCCACCATTTTTCAAGTCGGCTCTCGACTGTTTCATAATCCTCTAAGTTAAATGCCATTACTCACCAACTCTCCATTCAAACTCATTATCTTTTTCGGCTTCGATACACATCTTGTATATTGCCATGTATGCACAGATGTCCACGATACTGTCTTCGTGTCCAGGAGATTCTGCCAACCGTGAGATTTTCTGTAAAACATTGATAATTGGAATGTCATGAGGCATGATCGGATAGTCAATGTATGCACTAACTGTCTTTGCGATTCGCTCCATGTTATAGATTGCGTGACCATAGACGACCCCACGTTCGTGGACAAGTGCTGTGGCATTACTAAATAACTTCTCAGTAGTCGTTGGCATCGATTTTGTTTTCTATCATCCGGCGGTGCATTGTCCATCCATCGTGACGCCCCCTCCAGTAGGAAACATCTTTTGCGTTTTGTATTGCACCATAAGCCCAAATGCTTGCAACCATAATTGCAACCCATAATAGGCCAGCTTCTTGTAGTGTCATATAGCCCTATCTATGCTCACATACTTTGTGGCATAGCAATAGTGTTGCACTTGTGTATGACTTTGTGGATTATTTAGGGCGTAGTTTGTATAACGTTTAGGTAACGATGTTACCCGTAATACCGCCCTAGAGCTGTAAATGAGCCATCCTTTGAGATCGGCACTAACGTGGGTGTCAGTGTCTTTCCTACGGCTTCTAGTATAGCAATACCCATCTGCCAATTAGCGCTTCCATAGCGTAAATAAGAGGCTTTTTTCCTATCCATTAGATTGCCTACCTCTACCCCATATAAGGCCCTGTAATGGCTTCCTACGCCCTCTGCATAGGCACTCATACCTAGTCTGTGGGTGTGGCCACACAATACTGATTTACCCCACTTCTTAGCCAGGTTAAGGGCTGTAATACCAGCGTGCTGAGACATATTGCCTTCATCGCCGTGGGCTAGCATCCAGCCTGGCTCAAACTCATAGGCTTCTTTGTGGTACGTCATACCCATATCGGCAAAGCCCATAAACTTTGGGTACTGCAACTCTGGCAAGCTGATTAAGCCAGGTACTTTTAATAAAGTGTTATAAAGGCGATCAGTATGATTACTGCGGATAATGTGACACTCTTTGCTGTACTCACTGAGATCCCACAATATCGATTTAGTAAGTTCACGATCATCGTGAATGGTTTGTTTATAAGCCATAGGTGTGCCCTCGGCCCACTTGCTAATTGTATTAAAATCAATTTCATCCCCGACCACCAATACAGAATCAAACTTCTCCCTACGTGCTAACTTGATTACATTTTTTACAGCTGCTTCATGATGAAATGGGATTTGTAGATCCGATATGACAAGGTATCGCTTAATCTTCATCCTCTTCAAAGTCATCAAGTGGATTCTTAATAGGATCTTTAGTATCTACGATCCAGTCCGGATAACTTGATCTATCCATAGCAAAGGCTAGAGCTGTGCCTTCATCCATTCCTGACTTACGGCAAGCCATATAAACTTCATTAGCTGCTATTGCCCAAAAATCTAACTTTGTAAGTACAGGCTCTTTAGTAGTCCTGCGCCTACGTGCAACCTTCTTCTTTGGTTTGCGTTTAGTAGCCATATTAAAATTATGACTTACTAATTAAGATAAAGAGATCATCGACACGCTTCTCTAGTCTTGTTAATTGATCTTTCATACTAGATCCACCATTAGGGCGCAACTCGTTAAGCCACCCTTTAACTAAAAATCGTAGTCCTACTATCACGGCGCTCAGCACGGCGCAACCGCCAGCGCCAAAGGCTGCCCATTCTGCCGGACTCATAAGTCATTAGCACCGATGCCATAAGCACTGTCGGATTTATCTAGAGCCCTAGCTGCTGGACCTGCGAGCGCTGCAACAATCACAGACACGGTAGGATCTAAACCTAATTCATTACTGGCCAAGAATGTTAAGAAGGATACTAATACGCCACGTGCGTAAGACTTTAGTACTGCCTTTTGTTTCTTACTGATTTTCATATCTTGCCTCCTAGTAATGGGATGTCAAACGGCTTACCGTTATGATCACCTGATTTGTTAAAGCTGACGTGTATGTGTTTTGTGTGTTTGTTATATCCTGAATACTTACGCCACTTAAAATTAAGAATCTTGCTAGCAATCATTCCGTTATGGATTACGTACGATATACGCTTATCGGTTTTCGCACAGATTCTGATCTGGTCAGCCAAATATACTGAGAGCCCTTCGGATGAATCCAAGCGAGAATCAATATCAATGGCTCGCACACATCCGGTGCTGTCTGGATTATGATCAGATTTTCTGGCACTGTGACGAGCATCGCCAAGCCACCCATCACTGGTAGTGCGCCTATCTGGATACCAGGTAGTAACGGCATCTCTTACGGTCTCAGCTGCTTTAGATAGCCAGGGGCTTGACATCGTGATCCTCATTACTGCATTCCCATTTAGCAGATTTAGCATTTAATACCGCTTCTACATGACATTTAGGCGGCATAAAAATATCTTCTAAAGGTAAGTATGTATAATTTATACCAGCGTAATTGCCTCTAAAACCATTTATTGCAGCATTATATGAAGTTTTAATCCAAGTACCACCTAAGTTATTTATTAACCATTCATAACCTTCATCACCTGCTGGATCATTATTATCACCAACAAGAACACGAATAACATTATTATCTTTATCAATTTCTGCCCAATGACTCACGCTGCATACCTCACAATTACTAAACCACTTCCACCTGAACCACCAGTTGTATTTCCAGAGGCTCCACCGCCACCAGTATTTATTGTTGCAGATGCACCAGTTGAAACATTTGATGATGTTGCTCCACCACCTGCGCCACCAGTTCCATAAGTAACTGTTAGCCGATTATCACCTGACCCACCACCACCGCCTGCTATGTAACCACCAACACCAGTTGAAGTTGCAGTAAACCAATCAGATAAAGTATTTAATCCTGCTCCACCATTTCCACCAGTTGCCGTAACGCCTGATGTTATGCCATTACCGCCAACTGCACCAGCACCGCCACCACCACCACCTACCTGAAATGTTGTTGGTGATTGTGCTTGCCCACCATTATTACCTTGCGAACCTGTTCCACCTAATCTGACCGTGTTTGAATTAGTTGCACCACCACCACCTGAACCGCCGTTACTTCCTGCAGTATTTCCTGCCGAACCTGCACCGCCACCTGTTGCTGTATTAACAAATGTTGAATTAACGCCATTTGTAGCACTTCCACCACCAGCGCCGATGGTTGCATTGTAACCAGTTACGCTAAATGATTGTGCTGAATAATATAAATATCCGCCCGCGCCGCCACCGCCCGCGCCGCCAAGTGAATTCCAGCCACTTCCACCCGCCCCACCTGCAACAATTAAATAATCTGCGGTGAGTGATTGTAATGGTGTGAAAGTGCCGTTACCTGTAAAAGTATGATAATAATAACCATTGCTATAAACAATAGTTCCACCTGTAGCTTTGGCTGCTCCAATACCTTTAGGCGCTAAAATACCTGCAACGATATTACCGATCATTAGACAATAGCTCCTACTACATACCAAGCATCTGTACCGGTTT